ACAGAAATCATTATCACAAAGATGCTTGCCGATGGGCAAATGAAACTATTTTGAATGGAGGTAACATTATGAACGCAGTACAAGAAATCAAGCAACGCCATGATATGGGCATCCTGCTGCGGGCCATTGCCCCGGCGGCCAGAAAGCGCCAGGAGGCCCGGCGCCAGAAAAAGATGGGGAAGAGCCGGATCAATGCCGCCTTGGCCCGCCGGGGCATTCCCTTCCGCGTGGTATGAAGGGCGCGGTGTATCGCATTTGCCGCCGGTGCAAACAGCGGTGGAATGTGTCAGCAATAGCCCCTGGTGACAAGGTCTATTTTTGCCCACGCTGTGAAAGCAAGCACAAAATAGCAGAATGGACGAAAATCTCAAGGATGAACGGGAGGACTTCCAATGCAAGTTAAAATACAAGTCATCGTGAAGGACCTGAGAGCGGATATCATGGATATTAAGGAAGACCTGGCCTACTACTGTGAGAGATTCGGTGATATTTCCGTCGTTGATGTTATCCCGATGGAAGAGAAGCAAGAAAGCCTGTGGAGGACGTAATATGATTCTA